ATTAATAACGGTATCGACACCTGTAAATCTATAGTAGAGGAAGTAATGAAGTAAAGTCTATGAAACAATACCAATTCTTTTCTCTTTTAGGCATGCTTGAGAATGTTTTATACAATTTAAACCACAATCCACTTTATTTATTTTTAGGTATATTATGTGTAGGTATTGTACTAGTATTAGTAATTAAAGGAGAATAACCCTATGACACTTACATACAACCAAGCGGTAGCTTTAAAAGAGGCGGGGTTTCCGCAAAAAAACATTAACCCGTGTGAAGAATGCTCTAATGCAAACTGCCCAATAAATACTTATGAAAACCATAAGGGTGTTTATATCCCTACTCTTGAGGAATTGATTGAGGAATGTGGAAGTGATTTTATGCTAACAAATGAATGCGGAAAATGGGAAGCTTGGAGTGGAAATGAACACAAGTATGTAAGAATGGGAGAAGGCGGGGCAGAGTTTGAATGTGAAGGCTCAACCGCAATTGAGGCACTTTTTAATCTTTATCTAGCTCTACATAAGAAGTAGGAGATATTAGGAAATTATGATATAATGAAAGAACTATGGATACAAAAAACGCAATCAATATACTTAAAAATGCTTGTATTTTGGCTCAAAGCAAGGGTGTCTTTACACTTGGCGACGCTAAGGTTATTAAAGAGGCTATTGATACACTTTTCCCAAGTAAAACACCCGAAGCACCTACACCAGCCGAGGAAAAGCCTACAGATGCCGTGGCAGGATAGACTACAAGCTGATATAACCGTAGCTGTATCTTGTTATCTGTTTGGCTCACTTACTGCATTGACAATAATAAAAGCTTTTAGCTACGAGATTTTACTAATTAAATAATACATAATATGCCCTTGAAATCAGGTTCAAGTAAAAAAATTATACAGAGTAACATTCGAAAAGAAATCCGTCACGGTAAACCAGTTAAGCAAGCAGTAGCGATAGCCTATTCTAAAGCAAAAAAGAAAGGATAATGAGTAAGATTAAAGAAAAAGTAACTTGGAAAGTTTTAAATCCGCAACAGGAAGTTTTTTTAAAGCACTTCTTAGACCCTAAGAGTGAGACTTTTGGTAACTACCTGCAATCATCGTTGAAAGCGGGCTATAGCCAAGAGTACGCTGAGAACATAAGTAGCTTAATGCCTAAGTGGCTAGAGGAAACACTAGAGGACTCGACATTAGTAAGAAAAGCCCTTGACAACCTATCGGACTTTATAGGAAATGAGAAAAATCCAACAATTCAATGGGATGCGACTAAATTCACACTAAAAAATCTAGCAAGCGGTAAATTCAGCGAAAGACAAGAAGTAACAGGTAAAGGAGGTAAAGACTTAATACCAGAGACTCTTACAGACGAAGACAAGAAAGCGTTACTAGGATTGATTAAAAAGTAATTTGAATAAAGAAGCCCTACAAAAAATGATAGAGGGAACACAAGCCGAAAGGAAGTTCTTAGCGGAACAATCTTTTGGGCTTTTTTGTCTATATTACTTTCAGGAATACTTTAAATATCCACTAGCAGAATACCACTATGATTTATTCCAAGATTGTGAGGATTTAGTAGAAGGGAAGATACGAGAATTGGTATGGATTATCTACCGTGAAGGAGGTAAAACCACCCTAGAAAAGCTATTTGTTATTTGGTGTATTACATTTAAGAAAAGATTATATCCAAACATAGACGCTTTTGATAAAGAAAACGCAGAACGTATATTATTCGACGTTGCTTTCGAGTTCGTAAATAACGCTAGATACCGAGCAGACTTCGGGGTTATGTTTAGTAAAGAGAAAAGTGTAAACGAAATCAAACAGAATAGAATAAACAATTTCATAACTGAGAATGGTGTTCGTGTGGAGGCTCACTCAACACAAGAGTCTGTTCGTGGAAGATTACATTTGTCACAAAGACCAGACCTTTTAACCCTAGACGACTTTGAAACCAATAAGACTAAAGGTTCCGAGGCTTATACGAAACAAGTTCGCGACCATATAACCGAAGCAATGGCTGGGCTAGCTCCTAACGGGGTTATTTTATATTGCTGTAACTATCTTTCAGAATACGCAAATGTTCAATGGCTTATTGATAGAGCTAAGAATGATAAGAATATCCGAGTGCGAAACATACCAGTGATACTGTCTACAGGAAAGCCCGCTTGGGAGTCAAAATATGCCCTTACAGACGAGGAAGCTGAAAAGACAGGGAAAGTATCAATTGAAGACAAACAACGCCAATTAGGTAGTCTGGTGTTCTCCTACGAGATGATGAATAAGCCGATAGATGAATTATCTGCAGAATTTAAGCGTGAATATGCACAGACAGTAACAGAACACGAACTTAGCCAAAAAGAAACTAATTGTTATATAACAATTGACTCTGCTGTGAGCGAGAAAGAAAGCGCGGACTATACTGGTGTAACAATCAATCGAGTAACAAGAGAAAACAAATGGTATATCAAAACATATAGACTTAAAGTAAACAGTAAAGACTTAATAGACCATATATTTTACTTACAGAAGACTTATACGCCTAAATTTATAGGTTTAGAAGAAACAACCTTTACAATGGCTATTCAACCCTTTATTCAAGACGAAATGCGGAAAAGACAAGTATACTTTTCAATAACGCCTGTAAAACACAAAGGACAACAGAAAGAACTACGAATCCGAGGACTTATCCCACGCTGGGAGAGCAAGTCCATATTCCTTGTTGGTGATAACTTCGAATTACTAGACGAAATGAGAACATTTCCAATAGGACAGCATGACGATGTATTAGACAGTCTAAGTATGCAGATACATCATGCTAAACCTATAGCTTACAAACCGATAGACAGAAGCGAAGAAAAAGAAAGAAACATTGCGATATAATTTATTGATATGGTATAATACAGTTACAATTAAATAAAAACTTCTACAAATCGTTGGAACACTCAGCTGATGTTCTAACTAGGTTATGTAGAAGTTTCCTAGTTTTAGCATCAACCGATTGTTTCAACAGTCGGTTTTTCTATGACTAAATACAATCTAAAACTTATTTTTAACGAAAAAACTCACAGCAAGCGTACTTCCGATATAAAGGGAGCTATTTTGTCACTTAAACCCGAGCAAGTCTATACTGAACTTTACCTGATAGTTTCCCCAGTCGGGTCAAAAGACCGAACTGAAAGACACTTAAAACTACAAAAGGCTAAAAACCTATTTACAGATGAGCAATACATGGATATTTTTATAAATAATCTACTCTTAACTTAATGGAAAACCACACCGATGTATTTTCGTACATCAAAGCCGAGGAAAATAGCTACAGAACTGTAAGAATACCCCTTACTGGGTCAAAAGACTGGAATATGTATGAGCATATTGAGCGTTGTAAGAACGTAGCAAATGCGTGGTATCACAAAGGGGCGAACGATGGGAATAGACCTTATGACGATATTGTTACGCCTATTATAAATGTCGCCTTTCGTTCAGAGGGTTTTGATGTAAAAGACATTATTCCGTATGTAAATGATATTAGTGAGAGTTATAAATCTTTCTTGATAAAGAAACGACATCCCCAATGGGCCAGAGAGAATGAAATTGATACTTTCATAGATGATGTCGTAGAAACTTCGGTTATCTACGACCTTGTGCTAGTTAAGAACATAAACAATGCAAGACCAGAAGTTGTAGACCTTTCAACAATAGCTTTTTGCGACCAGACGGATGTTATGGCGGGGCCGATATGTCTTAAGCATTACTACACAATTGCAGACCTCCTTGAAATGAGTGGGAAGTGGGAAGATGACAAAATAAAACAAGCCATTCTTCTTTCGAAGCCTGAGAAAGATGTTCCGTTGGCTAATGACCAATCTGCAAAAACCCCGAGTAAATATATTGAGGTGTACGAGCTTCGTGGGAATTTACAAGAAACATGGCTTAAAGAAGACGGAGAGCTAAACAAATATGTCCCGCAGATGCACATAGTTTGTTACTACAAGGACAAGGATGGAAGCGATTGTGGGATAACACTCTACAAAGGAGAAGACAAACCTTTGAGCGAGAACTTTAAAGCACTTAAAATCGACCGTATACGTTCTAAAGGGCGTGCTTGTGGACGTTCTATCGTAGAATCTCTATTTGAGCCACAAGTGTGGAACAACTACTCTGCAATCAAAATCAAAGCGCTACTTGATTCTGCTTTAACTATTTTCCAGACAGATAGCGAGGAATATAAAAACCAGAAGTTGAGTGAGCTTAAAAACAATACTGTTATAGGACACGAAACAGGCAAACCGATTACTAAAGTAGACGGTTCTCTACAAAACCTTACGGCCTTTCAGTCATACCAGACAAAACAAGAGAACTCTGCTCGTATTCTAGGC